GCGCCGGTCAACGCCCCGGGGCTGTCCGTTTCCAAGCAAATCGCCTATGCGCCGGTCTACGTTGCGCAGGGGATATCGGTAGCCAAGCAAATCGCCTACGCGCCGGTCATGCCGGTTGCCCCGGACGTGGGCGGGCGGCGTCGGCAAATTATCAGCTTGCATTGACCGCTCAAGCCCGGCAATTACCGGGAATGACCACGCTTGCCTTTGACCGTTCCACGGTTCGCACGGTAGACGCCGACGGGCGTTTGCACGTTGCCGTGTCGAATATCAGCAAGGCCAGCGTAGACCCCTACTACGGGCACGAAATCCCCGGCGCCGAACGCTTGGGATTGCAGCCCGACCGGGTCTATTACCTGTTGCGGCATCCGGACGAACTGGCCAAGGGCGCCGCGTCGTTCAATAATTTGCCGATCCTGTCCGAACACGTGCCGGTTTCCGCCGACGCCCATATGCCGGAAATCGTCATTGGCTCTACCGGCACGGACGCGGTATTTACCGACCCCTATTTGCGGAATTCAACCGTGATTTGGGCCCGGGACGCGATCGAAGATATCCAGAGCGAGACGAAGCGGGAGTGGTCATGCGCGTACCGCTATACCGCCGACATGACCCCGGGGACATTTCGGGGCTTGCGTTTTGACGGGATTATGCGAAATATCATCGGCAATCACCTTGCGCTGGTCGAAAAAGGCCGCGCGGGGGAAGACGTCATAGTGGGCGATAGCCAACCGAAAGGGCTTCAAATGCGGAAATCACGCCATGCGCTTATGCTTCACGGGGCTCTGGTAGGGCTCATTACGCCGAAGCTTGCGCAGGACGCCAAGCTGGACCTTGCGCCCGCGCTCAAGGCCCGGGGCGCTACCGCGATCGCCAACGCCGTCATGGGCGCCGTGGACGGCAAGCTGGCCATGGACGGGGACATTGACGTGGCCGACGTCGTGCAGGTTATCGAAGCCGTGCAGGGCGTCGCCAGCGCCCCGGACGAAGGCGCCCCGCCGGTCGAAGACAATGACTTGAACGACGCGGACAACAGCGACGACGACGAAGATTTCCCGCCCGCCGTGGACGCGGACGGCGACGTGCTGGCCAAGGTCATGGCTTTCCTTGAGGGCAAGCTGTCGGACGAAGACATGGCCGCGCTGGGCTCGATCGCGGGGGGCGCCGCCCCGGCGGCGGACGAAGACGAAACCGAAGACGAACCGGAGGGCAAGCCTGCCATGGACGCCGATACCATTACCCGCCGCGTCATGCGCAACGCCGCCGCCATTCGGGAAGCCGAACGCGCCGTAGCGCCCCATATCGGGGAAGTCGTGGCCATGGACAGCGCCGCCGCCATTTACAAGCTGGCTCTGGACCACGCCAAGGTTGACACCAAGGGCGTGCATCCGTCGGCGTACAAGGCCATGGTCGCCATGCTCCCGGGCAAGGCGTCCGCGCCGATCGCCATGGACCGCGTCGGCCCGTCGGCGGATTTCGCCAAGCGCTTCCCCGGCGCCGCCCCGCTGATTATCAGCTAACGAAGGATTTTCCCCATGGGTTTCCAGAAAACTGTCAATACCTTCCCGGCCCCGGCGATTGAGGGCGATTTCGCCAGCATCAACCCCAAGGCTTCCATGCTGGCCGGGGAAGGGTCGCTTACCGCTGGCGCGGTCGGCGTCACCGTGGGCAAGTTCGCCCGCGCCAAGAACAGCGACGGCACCGTGACCAACGCGCACCCGGGCGTCGCTTGCCGTCTCGGGTTCGTGGGCCGCGACCAGCCCGCGCTTATCACCATTTGGCTGGCCGCTTCGTCCATGCTGGTCCAGCCGGGCCTTGACGTCACGTTGCATACCGGCGGCGATTTTTGGGGCCGCTTCGCAGCGGGCGCCGCAATCGGCCAGAAGGTTTTCGCCAGCTACGCGGACGGTTCGCTGATCGCGGGCACCGCCGGGTCGCCGCCGACTGGCGCCGTGGTCACGGGGGCAATCGCAGGCACGACCTTGACCGTTTCGGCGGTCGCCTCGGGGGAACTGGCCGTGGGCGACCCTATCAGCGGGTCCGGCGTTACGGCGGGCACCTACATTACCGCGCTGGGGACCGGCACGGGCGGCACGGGCACCTATACGGTTTCGGCCTCGCAGACCGCCGCCAGCACGACCATTACCGCGCTGGGGGCGGAAGAAACCGGCTTCACGGTGCAGTCCGCCGCCGCCGCTGGTGAACTCGCCAAAATCAGCACTTGGGCCTAATCGGCGCGCGTCGCCAGCAATAAGGATACGAATATGCGCCGTGAAGAACTCGCAGCCCTTGCCGGTTATGGCATCCACGTCCCCGCCACGGCGGAATACGTGGCCCCCGAATGGAAGGCCGACTTTGGCCTTGCCATGGACGCGCAGCCGACGCTGATTACCGCGTCCAACTCGGGCATTCCCGCGTTTCTCGCCAACCTGCTGGACCCGGAAGTGGTGCGCGTGCTTACCGCGCCCATGAAGTCCACGGAAATCTACGGCGAAACCAAGAAAGGCGATTGGGTTACGCTCTCGACCGAATTCCCGATCGTGGAAAGCACGGGCGAAGTTTCCAGCTACGGCGACTATTCGAACAGCGGCGCCGCTGGGGCCAACGTCAATTGGGTTCCGCGCCAGTCGTACCATTTCCAGACCGTTTCGCAGTGGGGCGAACGCGAACTCGAAAAGTACGGCCTCGCCAAAATCAACTATGCGTCGGAAATCAACGTATCGTCCGCGCTGGTGCTGTCGAAGTTCATGAACAAGGCGAACTTTTACGGCGTGGCCGGGCTGCAACTCTATGGCGCCTTGAACGACCCGGACCTGATCGCGCCGATCAACCCGACCGTCAAGGCAGCGACCGGCTACCTCTGGTCCGTGGCGACTGCGCAGGAAGTTTACGCGGACGTGCTGCTGCTGTTCAAGCAGTTGCAGACCCAAATGGCCGGGCTGGTCCCCGACATGGACGCGAAAATGACGCTGGCGCTGTCGCCCGTGCTGGCCGTCAATCTCAAGAAAGTCTCGCTCTACAACATCACCGCAGAGCAGACCATCAAGGAGAACTTCCCCGGCCTGACCATCAAGACGGCCCCGGAATTCGCCACCACGTCCGGCGAACTGATGCAACTCATTCTGGACGACGTGGATGGGGTCAAGACGACCTATTGCGCCTTCACGGAAAAAATGCGGGCGCATCCGGTCATTGCCGATACGTCTTCGTGGAAGCAGAAGAAGAGCGCAGGCACGTGGGGCGCCATCATTCGCCGCCCGGTCGCCATTGCGCAAATGCTCGGAATGTGATTGAACGGCCCGGGGCGTCCGCGTCCCGGGCTTCAATCATAGAAGAAGGGCTTCAATCGTGACCACCACCGCAACCGTTTCTGTCGCTTGCAAACTGCCTAGCGGCATCACCATCACGCACGCCCCGCGCGACGCCAAGGGCGAAACCGTGGGCGCGGCCAAGACCGTCACCTTTGCCGGGGCTAACCAGCCGGGCGCCGTTCTTGGGTTCGGCATCACGCATGACGTGGACGCCGAATGGTTCAAGAACTGGATCGAAACCGACGGCAAGAATTTCCCGCCTGTCCGCAACCTCGCAATCTTTGCGCAGGATACCAGCGCCAAGGCCAAGTCCGCCGCCAAGGAAATGGCCAAGGACGTCAAGACTGGCCTTGAGGGGCTGGACCCGGCCAAGCCCGCGCCGGGCGTGGAACCGGTTTCGACCGACAAGGAATAACAGGGTGGCCGTCGCCGTTTTCGACTATGCACTTTGGGCCGCCCGGTATCCGGAACTCGCGCCTAAAGTTGCGGAGCCGCTGGCGGCGGCCTATTTCCTTGAGGCCGGGCTTTACCTCGACAATACCGACGCCAGCCTAGTTGCGGACGCGTCCGTGCGTTTGCTCTACCTGAATATGCTGGTCGCCCATATCGCGGCGCTAAACGGCGCATCGCCAGCGGGCGCCGCCGGGGCCGTGGGCCGCATTTCCAGCGTGACGCAGGGCAGCGTTTCCACGTCGTTCGATTACTCCATCCCCGCCGGGTCCGGCGCGTGGTACGCGCAAACCAAGTACGGCGCCGCCTATTGGGCCGCGACCGCGCAATATCGGACCATGCAGTATTTGCCCGGCCCCCCGCCCTTTCTTGGCGTACCGGGCCCCGGCGGCGCGGCATGGCCACGCTAAAGGGCGGCGACAAGCTAGAGGCATATCTAGCGGACCTGTCCCGCAAAGTTGGGAAAGGGGGCACGCTACGCGTCGGGTTCCTTGAGGGCGCGACCTACCCCGACGGCACGCCGGTTGCGACCGTGGCCGCAATCCAGAATTTCGGAGCCCCAGCCAAGGGCATCCCGCCGCGCCCGTTCTTTTCCAAAATGATCGAAGACGGGTCGGGCAATTGGGGGCCCATGGTCGCCGCCGCGCTCAAGGCGACCGGCATGGACGTAAAGGCCGCGCTGGAAATGGTCGGGCATCCTCTGGACGGGGAATTGCGGCAAGCCATTGTGGAAATGAACGCCCCCGCCCTGTCGCCGGTCACGCTGCTGTTGCGCGATCGCTTTCAAGGCAACCCTAGCGAAATCACCTTTGCGGACGTGCAACAGGCCCGGCGGGACGTTGCGGCGGGCATGGCCCCGGCGGCCAGCGGGACGCAGGCGAAACCGCTTGTATGGTCGGGCCATATGCTGCAATCGGTAGACCATGAGGTTGAAGCATGAACCTGCATGAAATCGTCTCGCCCATGGTCGGCGCGGTCAACCCGCACGTGCCGGGCGCGTGGCTGCGCAGCACGGGCTATGCGATCACGGCGGCGGGCAAGAGCGTACCAGCCTACGCGGCCCCGGCGGACGTTGCCGTGCAAGTGCAAGCCCTCTCGGGCCCCGATCGCGCGCATTTGGACGGGCTCAATATCCAAGGCGTCAAGCGCGCTTTTTACCTGTCCGGCAACGTGGAAGGGTCCAGCCGCCCGGACGCCAAGGGCGGCGACCTGATTACGTTCGAAAGCGGGGACGACGTCCCGGCGCCCCTGCGAGGGACGACGTGGGCCGTTGCGGCGGTCCTAGAGGCATGGGATACCGGCGGCTGGTCTAAGGTCGCTGTTTTGGAGCAGATCCCGTGACCATTTCCGTATCCATCACGGAAGACGTTTTTATGGCGGCGCTGCGCACGTTCCTGCTGGCGATTGTCCCGCCGGGCGTGGAAGTGCGCCAAACGCAGTTGAACCGCGTGCCAGAGCCAATCGGCCCGAATTTCATTCTAATGACCCCTATGGCCCGCTTGCGGCTGGCGACCAATGTGGAGACGTGGGACACCACCGCCCCGGCCCCGGGCGCGATCGAACGCGCGCAAGCAACGCAAATCGTGGTGCAACTCGATATCCACGGTCCGAACGGGTCGGACTATGCCCAAGCGATCGCCACGCTGGCGCGAAGCGAATGGGGCTGCATCAATCTGGACGCGGCTATTGTCCAGCCGCTCTATGCCACGGACGGCAATCAAATCCCGTTCCACAACGGGGAAGGCCAGTACGAAAACCGCTGGGTAATGGACATAGTTTTGCAGGCGACCCCTTCCGTCTCGACACCGCAAGATTTTGCCGCTACCCTTCACGCAACGCTTATTCCGACCGGAGCCTAAAACCATGGTGGCCAGTATCCCCGCTTCCGCAATCGTTTCCGTTGTTCCGGGCGTCATTGGCGCCGGGGGGACGGGGCTGGACCTCTCGGGCATTATCTTGACGAACTCGTACCGCGTGCCGGTCGGAACGGTCATGACCTTTTCGTCTGTCGCCGCCGTGGTCGATTTTTTCGGCACGCTGTCCACGGAAGCCGTGCTGGCGTCCGACTATTTTGACGGGTACGACAACAGCCCGGTCAAGCCCGCCGCGCTGCATTTCGTCCAGTATCCCGCCGCCGCCGTGCCGGGCTATCTGGTCGGCGCCGACGTCTCGGGCATGGCACTGGAAACGCTCAAGGCGCTCACGGGCACCATCACGCTGACAATTGACGGCGTCGCCGTGACGTCGGCCAATATCGTCCTTTCGGCGGCCACCAGCTTTAGCGCGGCGGCCAGCACAATCCAATCGGCGCTTGGGCACTTTGACGGCGTGGTCACGGGGGCAATCGCAGGCACGACCTTGACCGTTTCGGCGGTCGCCTCGGGCGAACTGGCCGTAGGGCAGGAGTTGACCGGGTCGGGCATCACGCCGGGCACCGTCATTACCGCGCTGGGGACCGGCACGGGCGGCACGGGCACCTATACGGTTTCGCCCTCGCAGACCGCCCCCAGCACGACTATCAGCGCCGGGGAAGCGACCGTAACCTTTGATCCGATCGCGGGCGCGTTCCTGATTACCGGCGGGACGCCCGGGGCGGGCAACGCCGTTTCTTTCGCCGCCGCTGGCACTGTCGCCAACGCTCTTGGCTGGACCGCCGCGACCGGCGGCACGGTAAGCGCGGGCGCCGACGCAGGCACGCCGCACGCGGCCATGGACGACGTCGTGGCTTATACCCAAGACTTCGCTTCGTTCATGACCGCTTTCAAGCCGTCGGTTGCGGACATGACCGCTTTCGCGGAATGGACGAACGCGGCGGGCGATCGCTACGCCTATGTCATGTGGGATAATGACGCGACCGTCACCACCAACGCGAACACGGCCAGCGCGGGCTACGCGATCACGGAAGCCGAATACTCGGGCACCATCATGATTTATGACCCGGCCAATGGCGCGTCCATTGCGGCCTTCGTCATGGGCACGATTGCTTCGATTGACTTCAACCGGGAAGAGGGCCGGACCAATCTGGCCTTCCGGTCGCAGGATGGCATTGCCGCCGGCGTGACCAACTCGCAAGTTGCCGACCAGCTTATCGCCAACGGCTATAACTTCTATGGCAGCTATGCGACGGCAAACGACAACTTCACGTTCTTCTACCCGGCCAGCATCACGGGCGAATTCCTCTGGATTGACAGCTACGTCAACCAGATTTGGCTTAACAACGCGTTCCAGCTTTCCCTTATGCGCCTGCTGGTTTCCGCGCCGTCCATCCCGTACAACGCCGCCGGGTCCGCGCTGATCGAAGCGGCGCTGGCCGACCCGATCAACGCCGCCGTTTCGTTCGGCGCGATCCGGGCGGGCGTGGCGCTGTCCAATGCGCAGGCTGCGCAGATTGACAACGCGGCGGGCAAGCAAGTTTCGCCCGCTATCGTGGAACGCGGCTGGTATCTGCAAGTCGCGGTCGCGTCGGCCCAAGTGCGGGCCGCGCGCGGGTCGCCCCCCATCACGTTCTGGTATACCGACGGCCAGAGCGTCCAGAAAATCGCGCTCAATTCGCTGGAGGTTCAATAAATGGCCCGGACCCTTACCGCCGCTAACAGCATTCTCATGCTGTCGATTGACGGGCTGTTTGCCGTCCCCCAGCAATTGCAGGGGTTCGCGGCGGACGACATTTTCGATACGGACAGCGTCGCCCCGGCGGAAACGTCCATGGGCGTGGACGGCAAGCTTTCGGGCGGCTGGGTTCCGCAGGAAATCAAGCAGAATATCACGTTGCAGGCGGACAGCCGCAGCGTGGACTTGTTCGAAGCATGGTACGCCGCGCAACAGACCGCCCGCGAACTCTACTACGCGACCGGGTCCATTTATATGCCCGCCGTGGAACGCAAGTATTCCATGGTCCGGGGCATCCTCTCGGGCGCCATGGTCACGCCGAACGCCAAGAAAATCCTGCAACCGCGCAAGTTCACGATTACGTGGCAGAGCGTTTCGCCGTCGGTTATCTGACATGGCCCGGAAGACGCAAACCGTCGTTATCCCGGACGGAAACCGGGACGCAGGCAAGACGTTCGTTCTTACCGAAATGCCCGCCATGCAGGCCGAACGCTGGGCAACCCGCGCGCTGATGGCCATTGGCCGGGGCGGGCTGGAAATGCCGGAAGACTTCGCGGACGCGGGCATGGCCGGGCTGGCCGCCGTGGGCATCCGGGCGCTTACGTCGCTGGCTTACGAAGACGCCGAACCGCTCTTGAACGAAATGCTTGGGTGCGTGCATATCGTGCCCGACCCGGCCCGCCCGGCGGTTACGCGGGCGGTCATGGACGATGATATCGAAGAGGTTTCGACCCTCTTGACCTTGCGCAGTGAGGTAGCCGCGCTGCACTTGGGTTTTTCGATCACCGCCGCGCTATCGAATTTGGGAGCGGCGGCCAAGGCGAAGTTGCCCTAGAGCGGTATCCGAACGTCCCGCAATTGATCGCGGTGCTAGTGTCAAGTCGCTTGGCAACGCTGGCGGACCTGACTACGGTATACGGGACGGAAGACGCTTACGACCTACTGGAAATCCTAGTTGTGTCGGAAGAAAACAAACGGATATTGAGCGATGGCGACGATAATTGACCGCCTGCTGATCGAATTGGGCCTTGACGCCAAAGGCGTGACCAAGGGCAGCGGGGCCGTTCAAGATACGCTCAAAAAGACGCGGGCAGAGGCCGACCGTACCGCCAAGGATATGGAGGCTTCGAACAAACGGCAAACCCTGTCGTTTGGCAAGCTGCGCAATGAAGTCGTGGGCCTGTTTCTGGCTTTCTCGGGCGCGGCCAGCCTGCAATCCTACTTTACCGGCATGATCGCGTCCGACGCCGCCACGGGGCGGCTGGCCAAGAATTTAGGCATGGCCACGCAAGAGTTGTCCGCGTGGCAGCTTGCCATGAAGGACGTCGGCGGGCAGGCAACCGACGCGGATAGCGCCTTTCGCAAAATCGCCGGGGCATACCAAGATATCCTCTTGACCGGCACGACCGCCAACGCCGCCGACTTTCAAGGGCTGGGGCTGAATAGCCGCGACCTTGCGGACCCGGTCGAAGCCCTGCTGAAAATGGCGGACGCCAGCGAACGCATGGAGCGGTCCGAATTCTTCGCGCGCCTGTCCCGCATCGGCATTCCGGAGAGCATGATTAACTCGCTGGCCAAGGGCCGGGCGGGCATCATGGAAATCGTGGAAGCCAAGCGCAAAGAGGCCGCCGCGACGGAAGCGAACGCGCAAGAGGCCGCGGAAATGGAAAAGGCGTGGAGCGATTTGGCTTCCACGATTATGGGCAAGGTCCGGCCCGTCTTCTATGAATTCGTCACCAAGTTGACGGAAGTAGTGGACCAGACCGGCGCGGCTAATCTGGTTATCCCGGTCATGACCGGCCTTGTCGGCGCGCTGGCGCTTGTGGTCGGCGCGGCCTATTGGCCCGTGCTGCTATTGGCCGGGGCTATCGCCGTCGTGGCCGCCAATATCGACAAGCTGAAAAACGCGTGGGAAGGCTACAATAGCTGGTGGGATGATTTCAAATCGGGCTTTGACGGGCCGCTTGACCCGTTGCGGGAAGCCATGGGGCTGGGGACCGGGGCGGAAATGCGCCGGGCCAACGGGACCGGGGAATTCCGGGAGCCCGGCCCGGCGGCGGGCATCGGCCAGCCTTTCGGGGGCGGCGGAACGCGCGGCGGGGTTCCGGTCACGGGGCGCGGGTCCAAGCAAGACCAGATTGTGCATTTTTTCAAGTCGCGCGGCTATTCGAACGAAGCGGCCTTGGGCATCGCGGCGGGCGTCACGGCGGAGGCGGGCAAGGATTGGGAGCGCTCTTTCAACCCGGCGGGCGGCGGACGCGGCGCGCAAGGCATTGGCCAGTGGCGGGGCAAGCGGCTGGATGATTTCTACGCCATGTTCGGCAAGGGGGTCATGCGATCAACCATGGCCGAACAGCTTCAATTCATGGAATGGGAACTGCGCAACACAGAAGCCAGCGCCGGGGGTAAAATCCGTGGCGCGCGGTCGGCGGGCGGCGCGCTTTCGACTTATATTCTCGACTTCATGCGCCCGGGCAAAGGCGCGGAAACGTCGGGCGACTTCAAACGCGGAAACGCGTGGCTACGCAGCAAGGGCCTTGCGGGCGCGTCGGGCGGCGGATCGTCCGTCAATATCGGTTCGATCACCGTCCATACCCAAGCTACCGACGCCCAAGGTATCGCCGCCGCTCTGCCCGGCGCAATCCAGCGGCGTGGCCTGAATATCCAAGCGACCCGGGGGCTGGACTAATGAACGCGTTTTTTCCTAACGTCCCGTTCTTCCCGGGCGTGCCCGCCGTCGCGCGCAACGGGAGCAACCCGGGCGTTTTGCCCCCGGCGACGCCGCTGGTTTCGGACAGCTTGAACGGAAGCGGCGCCGCCCGGGCGATTTGGGGCATTTACGACCAGTACGGCACACTGGCGCTTGAGCCGGACAGCATCAAGGCCATGGAGCCGTCCCGGGAAGCGCGCGTGCTGGACTACCCCGTAGAACGCGGGGGCTTCCAATCCTACAACAAAGTCATGACCCCGGGGGAAGTCCGCGTAACCGTGACCAAGGGCGGGTCCGATAGCGACCGCCGGGCGTTTCTGGACGCGCTGGACCGCCTTGTGGCGTCGCTGGACCTGTTCACGGTTTTGACCCCGGACAGCGCTTTCCCGGACCGCTCCATTACGCGGTACGATTACCGGCGCACGTCGGAAAGCGGCGCCACGCTGCTAACCGTGGAACTCTCTACGGTAGAAGTCCGGCAAAAGGTCAAGAGCGCCTTTTCGTCCACGAAAGAGCCCGCTGGGGCCGATACCACGGACAACGGACCCGTGCAGGCCAAAGACGCCACGCCCGCGCAACAGGCGCCCGTTACAACGGCGGCAGGCACGGCGACCGCGTCCAAGGTTGTGCCGACCACGGCGGCCCCCTCGCAGCGTCTTTCGACCGTGCTGGACGGGCAGGCGACGCGGGTAAAGTTGACGCAAAAGTCAACCGGGCTCTTTGCCGACGTCTACCGAAACGACAAGCTGATTATCGCCGGGGTTCGCGCGTTGAACGACGTGGCGCTTGTCCGGTCGCCCTACCTCGGGTTCGTGGGCGACCTCATGTTGCACAATACCGCTGGCGCCGCCGACCCGACCTATGACGCCCTGAATACCCAATTCCTCTTGCTCTATGCGGGGCGGCCATGACGGGCAGCTTTACCCGGCGCCGCATCAATCTGCAATTCCAACTCGGGACCGGGGATTTTGGCGCGGAAGGGCAAGACGTCGCCAGCTATGAGGGCTTGCGGATTTCCTGCACCGTGACCAAAAACGGCGGCGTTTCCATGTCCACGGCGGAACTGAAAATTTTCGGCCTGCCTCTGGACGTCATGAACAAGCTAACCATCCTCGGCCAACCGATCGCGGCGGCCCGGCAAAACAGCGTCACGATTTCCGCCGGGGACAACGACAAGGGCCTTGCCGCAATTTTCGTGGGCACCATCACGGAAGCATGGGTAGACGCCCGGAACGCCCCGCAAGTCGCATTCATAGTCACGGCGCATACCGGCATGGTTAGCGCCTTTCGACCCGTCCCGCCGACCAGCTACAAGGGCAGCGTGGACGTCGCAACTATCGTGCAGGGTATCGCGGCCCAAATGGAGCCGCCGCTAACGCTGGTCAATAACGGCGTCTCTGCGCAGATTGCCGACGCCTACCTTTACGGCACGGCATGGGATCAACTCAAGGATATCGCCCGCTGGGGCAACTTCCACTATATCGTGGACGACGCGGCCATTTCGATTTGGCCGGTTGACGGGTCGCGGTCGGAAGAGCGCCCCCAGCGCATTTCAGCGGAAACCGGCATGGTCGGCTACCCCATGCATACGCAGTCCGGGATTGCCCTCACGACGCTCTACAACCCGTCCCTTGTGTTCGGGGCGCTGGTAGAGGTTGAAAGCGTTCTTGTGCCTGCCAGCGGCACGTGGCGGGCCTATAGCGTCGTCCACGACCTAGAGAGCGAGACACCGGGCGGAAAGTGGTTTACGACTATCCAATGTTCCACGCTCGACTATGCGGTCCCCATTGCCTGAAAACCAAGCCTATACCGGAAACCAGCCCCTAAGCGCGGGGGCGTCCGACTTTGGCCAGTTGGATTTCGTCATTCGTTCGATCATGGGGCGGACGGCGACCACAACCCTTGTGCAAGTCGTGGCGGTCTACAATGACGGGGAAGTTGCCCCGGTCGGGACGCTGGACGTGCAACCCCTGGTCGCGCAGCTTGACGGGGAAGGCAAACCGACCCCGCACGGCACTATCCACAACGTCCCCTATTTTCGGGTCCAAGGCGGGACGAACGCGGTCATCATAGACCCCAAAGTGGGCGACATTGGCCTAGCTGTTTTCGCCAGCCACGACATTTCGGGCGTCAAAGCGAACAAGGCCCCGTCCAACCCGCCGACCCGGCGGCGCTACTCCATGGCGGACGCGCTCTATATCGGGGGCGTTTTGAACGGGGCGCCAGCGAACTACATTCGCTTCACGTCCACGGGGGATATCGAATTGAAGCCAGCCGCCACCGTGACCATTGACGGCGATTTAGTGGTGACGGGCGACGTGGACGCGGACGGCACGATAACCGCCGTCGTGGACGTCGTGGGCGACGGCAAGAGCCTCAAGAGCCACACGCATGGAGGCGTCCAGACCGGGGGCGGGAATACCGCCCCGCCGAACTAGCGCAAGTAGGCCGGGCCGTAAACCCCGACGTCGGCGGCCCCATTGGCAATGTTGCCCCGGGCGTGCTTGGCGGGCGCCTTCCATCCGGCGGCCTTGAGAATTGCGCCGTCGTCCAGCCGGACGAAGCAATAAACGCTTTCCTGCCCGCCGTCCTTTTTGACGATCCGAGCGAACTTCACCCCGCGTTCGAAACGCATAGGGGCCGCGTAGGGTTGCGGGCTGGCTGGCATATCCGCAAAGTGCGGGGCGCGCATAGCGTCCACGGCGGCGCAAAATTCGGCCAATTGGGCGTCTTCGATCATGGTCAAATCCTCTTCGTTAGAATGCAAATTCGGGCTGGCGGGCGCGTTCCACCGCGATCGCGGCGCGGGCGGCGGCCTTCCGGGCGCGGCCAGCCGCGACAAAGGCGGCGCGGTCCACGCGGTCGGCGGCTTCGTTCGCTAGAACGGCCTTGAGAATTGCCGCGTGGTCATGGTACCCCGCGTCCGCCGGGCGCCAGTTGTTTTCAAAGCGCCCGTTGCGGTAGCAGGCGAGAACCTTGGGGCGGGCCTGATAGACTTCGAACGGCCCAAGAGCGAAAACCAGCTTTGCCATATGTCACCTTCCTTTCGTCTCGACACTAGGGGCCGTTGACCGGACGGTCAAGCGTTATTTTGGGGGCAGGCCCAAAATTTCATTCAGCACGCCCGGAGGCAGCGGCTTGTCGATTTCCCGTTCCAGCCGGGTCACGCCGAACGCATCCCAAGCGCTGCGAGGGTCCGCCTCTTCCGCCGCCCGCCGGGCGTCTGGCACGCGCGCGTCGGCCTCTTCCTTGGTATCGAAAGGCCCGGCCAGCCACGCGACCCGATTGCCGCGTATCATGGTGCAATAGAAACCGATCATTCGTCCTCTCCCTCTTCCTCTTCGTTCCAGACCAAATTCGCTTCGTTGAATTCCACGGCGGCAATCCGGCGCTCTTCCCAAATCCGTTCATGGGCGGCCCAATCCTGCGCAGCCCGGGCGGCGGCCAGTTCGGCGGCGAAATCCCGGGGCCTCATACCCCCAGCGCCTCTTCCAAGATTTCGACCAGCTTGGGGCCGTAGAAGTCCCCAAAATCTTCGATCGCTTCCAACCGGGGCCCGGCGAATTGTTCGCAGAAGAACACGCCGTAGCTGCAATACTTGACCTTGAAAAACCCGGGCCGCTTCGCCGCTTTGACGATGACCCCGGGCCAAACGGCCATGGGATAGGCTTGGGGCCGGACCAGAACCTTTTGACCCTTTTCCATAGAACACCTTCCTTTCGTCTCGACACTAGGGGCCGTTGACCGAACGGTCAAGCGTTAATTGCATGACGGGCGAAAAAAGTTACGCTAGGCTCCCGCCTATGGCCGATACCCTCTTGCTTGACCGGGACGCGTGGGATTTGTGCGTAGACGCGCAAGGCAACATTGCGCTTGCGTCGGCGCCCTATGCGATCATTCAAGACGTCGCCAGCGCGTGCCGGTTGTTCGCCGGGGAACTCTGGTACGACACAGACCGGGGCATTCCCTATTTCGAAGAGACGCTAGGCCGGTATCGCCCGACGCAGTTGCTCAAGTCGCGGCTGGTCGCCGCCGCGCTGTCCGTGCCGGGCGTGCTTTCCGCGCAATGCTTCCTGACTAACCTTGACCGGCGGGAAATTGGCGGCCAAATCCACGTAACGACGGACGCCGGGCCGTTCATAGTCACGCTATAGGGGCCGCCATGTCTTCGAATGTTCCTAAGCCCACTTTCGGCCCGAACGGTTTTCAGGCGCCGGAAGAAAGTCAAATTCTCGGGGGCGTGCTGGCCGACTTCAACGCGGCGTTTGGGGGCGACCTAAACCCCGCTCTTGAGACGCCCCAAGGCCAGCTTGCGACGTCCATGGCGGCGGTCATTGGTTTCTGCAATGACCTGTTCCTGCACTACGCAAATCAGGTAGACCCCGCCTTTTCAGAGGGCCGGATGCAAGACGCAATCGGGCGCCTCTACTTCCTTGAGCGGCAAGCCGCCGAACCGACCACCGTACAAGCCACGTGCAGCGGGTTGTCGGGAACGGTTATCCCGGTCGGCGCGCTGGCGCGGGCCGCTGACGGCAATGTCTATTCCTGCACGGCCAGCGGCACGATTGGCAGCGGGGGAACTGTCGTGTTGCCGTTCGCGTGCGTGACGCCCGGGCCGATTACGTGCCTTGCCGGGTCGCTGTCCACGGTCTACCGCACCATCCCCGGCTGGGATAGCGTGACCAATGCCGCCGACGGCGCGCTAGGCCGGGACACGGAAACCCGGGCCGACTTTGAAGCCCGGCGCGCGGCGTCCGTGGCGCTTAACGCGGTCGGGACCGTTTCCGCTATCCGCGCGAACGTGCTGACCGTCCCCGACGTGCTGGACGCCTACGTAACGGAAAATTTCACCGGGGCTTCGATCACAACGGGCGGCGTAGCGATCGCGGCGCATAGCCTTTTCGTGGCCGTCTCGGGCGGGCTGGCCGCCGACGTCGCCAAAGCGATTTGGCAGAAAAAGCCGCCGGGTTGCGGGTACGTCGGGGACACAACCGTGACCGTCACGGACGATAGCAGCGGGTACGAATACCCCTACCCGACGTATTCGGTCACGTTCAAAACGGCGGACCCTACCGCCGTCGGGCTGGCGGTCACGATTATCGGTAGCCCGGCGGTCCCGTCCGACGCCGCCGACCAAATCAAGGCCGCTCTGGTTTCCGCTTTTCAGGGCGGCGACGGCGGCCCCCGGGCGCGTATCGGGGCGCTCTTGCTGGCCGCCCGCTTCTACGCGCCCGTAGCCTTGCTGGGGCCTTGGGCGACGCAAATCCTTTCGATCAAAATCGGGCTGGCCGGGTTCGCCACGTTTGACGAATTGCAAATGCAGATTGACCAAGCCCCGACCCTTTCGGCCACGGATATTACGGTTACGCTGGCATGACGGCGGAACTCGCCATTGCGGAAGGCTCCATTGCGGAAAGCCGCCGCGTCCGGCTTCCCGAGGAACCTTTTGACGGTTTCGGCACGATCATTTCGCAATATGCGAATAGCCCGATCATTGTCCAATTGGTCGCCAATATCACGCGCTATATTGACCCGACCGCGAATTTTGACGCGTTCTTTACGAATATCTGGAACGTGGAAACCGCACGCGGGCACGGGCTGGACGTGCTGGGGCGTATCGTGGGCGTTACCCGCGTATTGTTCCTCCCGACGGACACCGAATACTTTGGGTTTTCGGAAGCCGACCCGTCCGCATTCTCTTTCAATGAGGGAATTTTTTACGGCGGCGGTTCGACAACTTCCAACTTTTCGCTATCCGACGCGGCTTTTAAGCGCCTAATTCTGGCCAAAGCGGCGGCTAACATTTGCGACGGGTCAATTCCCGCGATCAATCAAATCTTGCTTGCGCTCTTCCCCGGATATGGCAATTGCTATGTAACCGACGGGGGCGACATGACCATGACCTATACCTTTGGCGCGGCCCTATCCGTAGTGGACTTCGCCATTGTCTCGCAATCCGGCGTCCTTCCCCGGCCCGCCGGGGTTTCCGTTTCCGTCGTCCAACTCTAGGCCAGCGCCATGCAACTTAGCGACCTTCCCGGCAAGCTCCCCCTTCCCTTCGCAGCGGCGGCGGGCGGCGGTTATATCCGCCCCATTCCGACCGCTTCGCAGATTGGCATTGACGACGGGGCCGCATCGCTAACCGACGGCTTCGTGCCCTTGAACGCTACGCCGATTGGCGCGGGCGGCGTCCCGCCGTCAATTCAGGACATGAACGGCATTCTTTACGCGGTTTCGGGCTGGACGCGTTGGGCGGCGGCTGGGGCGCCCGTGACCTATGACGCCGCCTTTGCGGCACTCATTGGCGGTTATCCGAAAGGGTCCGTGCTGGTCACGCTTGCCAACCCGGCGCTGTTTTGGGTTTCGACCGCCGACAACAACGTGACCAACCCGGACACTGGCGGCGCGGGCTGGACGCTCATGGCCCCGACCGCCGCGACCAATGCGGAAGTGGCGACCGGCACGGACGTTGCCAAGTTCGTTTCCCCGGCAAGCTTGGCTGCGCAGCGCGCCAGCGTCGCGGACCTTGAGGCCGGTTCGAACGTCGCCAAGCTGGTTACGGCGCTGGCGCTGGCCGGGTTGCGGGCCTCTACGCTGGAAATCACGACGGGCACGGACCCCGCATCTTACATCACGCCCGCCGGGCTGGCTTCGATCCGGGCGACCGCTGGGGACGTGGCGCTAGGGTCGGACGTTGCCAAGTATGTCACCCCGGCGGCGCTGGCCGGGCTGGCGGGCAGCGTGGCCTATAACGGGCACTATGACTTGCCCGGCGGCTTCCGCATCGCGTGGAAGCATTTCACGGCCAATTCCAATTCGTATACTAGCTGGGCATGGCAGGAAGCCTTCCCGACCGCGTGCTTTGGCGCGTGGGCGAACGGCGGCGATACGAACAATGACGTCAACGGCCCCTATTGCAGCGCGTACAACGCCGGGGGCGGTACGGTCCTTTCCAAGTTGGGCGGCGCTGTCGCTTGTGTCGTTATCGGTATCGGGAACTAGCGCCAAATGCCCGTCTCGCACGAAAAAATCTATGAACTGGTTTCCAGCCTGCGCAGCGACGTCGCCGTGATTAACGCCAAGCTGGACAACATGGCCAACCTTCCGTCTCGGGTGCAGACCCTTGAGGCAGATTTTCATACCCGCAAGGGGGAGCGCGGCGTTTGGTCCGCGATCGTCAATAGCAAGTCTTTCGCGTGGCTGGCCGCCACTTTCACCGCTCTTGCCGCGTGGATTTCGTCCGGGGCGCACAACGGGATTAAGCCATGACCGACCTACCCAAGTTCTTTGCCGTCGTCCGGGCCTCGTTCGGGGCACTGCGCCAATCGCAAGTCTCGGGCTTCGAAGCGGTGCTGGCCGCCGCCGACGGCGCCCCGCTGGCGCACCAAGCCTATATGCTGGCGACCGCGTGGCATGAAACGAATTTCACCATGCAGCCGGTCCGGGAAGCCTACTGGCTGTCCGAAGATTGGCGCCGCCGCAACCTGCGCTACTACCCGCACTATGGCCGGGGCTATGTCCAGTTGACTTGGCCCGAGAATTACGAAAAGGCCGACCGGGAATTGAAGCTGGGGGGCGCGCTGGTCGCTGATCTGGACATTGCCATGCAGCCGGAAATTGCCGCCAAGGTCATGCGCCGGGGCATGGACGCTGGCTGGTTCGCAGCGGACAAGAATGGCAAGCGGTATTCCTTGGCGCGTATGCTCCCGGCCAAGGGCGGCGCGACCGAAGACGAATACGCCGCCGCCCGGCGGATCATCAACGGGCTGGACGCCGCCCGGGCGATCGCCAAGCTGGCGGTCACGTTCGAAAAGGCACTCAAGGCAGGGGGAATGAAATGAAGCTGATCGAAAATTGGACCGCGCAAATTTGGCGCCTCTATTCGATCCGGCTGGCCATGCTGGCCGGGCTGGTCACGGCTTACTTTGCGCAGTACCCGGACCAGTGGGCGGCCTTTGTCGCCCTGTTCCCGGAACCCGTGCGCCCGCTGGTCGGCCTGCTGTTGTTCGTGACCGCCGCCGGGACGCGGGTTATCGTCCAGAAGACGCCCGATGCTGGCTAGGCTGGCCGGGGCGCTCGGGGCGCGCGTATTCGGGGGCCTGCCCCTCTTCCTGCTGATCGCAGTTGCGGGGCTGGCGATGCAAAGCAACAGCCGCCTGCACCGCGCCGAACGCGCGGAAATGCTGGCCGCCAAAGAGAAGGCTGCGCACCGCGAAACCAAAGCCGCCTACCGCACCGCCGCCGCTCAAGCGGAAGCGCGGGCAATATCTGAAAAGCTGGCCGCCGACGCGGCTAACGCCGACCGTGAAAGGACGTCCAATGCCGCGCTTGACGCCGCTCTTGATCGCAATCGCGCTCTTGCCGACGCTTACCGCCTGCGCAACCGCGCAACGCCCGGAACCGCCGCTGATAGTGCGCCCGGGGGCGCCAATCTGTCCGGCCCCGCCGACGCCGCCCCGGGCGATAACGGACCCCGTGACCATGCCGACTTGGTTACAATTACCCCCCGCGACTTCGAAGCCTGCACCGTAAACACGACGCGGCTGGTAGAGGCGCGGGCGTGGGCGCTTACCCCCGGCACCGACCGCACGAACACGGCGCCGCCGCCCGAACCCCAGCCATAGCTTCCTTGACGCTGGAGAAGCCCCGGACGTGGCAGGCTACCCCGTCCACGTCGTTATCTTCATAGGCGGACCCCTTGGCCAGCGTCACCATGATAGGGTCGCCATAGCGGCGTTCGTCCGACCAATCCAAGACCTTGGCGTGCCGGGCGTTCATTCCCATGCCTGCCCGGCCAGCGCCTTGACTTCAACGTGGCCGCACTGGACGCCCGCGCCCAAGTAGACAACGGCGGCGACAAAAGCGACCCCAGCGGCAAACCAAAAAGCAACCATGGCACGAACTCCAAAGGGGCGGAAGCGCCCGACCCCTTGACCTTAGCAGCGTTGACCGCGCGGTCAAGCGTTTATTTTACCCCTTGCGATAAATTTTGCCGCGCCAGCCGCCAGCCGCCCGAACCGGCCAGCCTTGGGCCCAAGCGGGCATGGTTGCCATGATCGCCTCTACCATGGCAATTTGCGGGTCTGGCACGCCCCCGGCCATGGCCGGGCGCTCGGGCACTTCCACCACGATTTCGTCATAGACGTGCAGCACGGTCGGGAACCCCGCCGCGCGCAAGCCAAGGATGGCGAAGCGCAAGATATCGTGGGCGATCGCCTGCACAATGTTTTCCGTCAACCGCCCGCCAAACGTGGACATTCGAACCCAGCCAAGGGCGCCGTATTTGGGGTTGCTGTTCCACGTCATGTAGGAAATGGACAGTTCCCCCGGGGCGGCGTAGTCACGGGTTGAAGGCTCAAGGCGCGCGTCGTGGTAGGTCAACCGGCGGCCCGATAGCAGCGTGATTATGAGGGCGTCCCCGCCGGGCGCTACCTCCCGTTCGAACTTGATACCGCGCACCATGAACGCTTGGCCCGGGTACTGAATTGCGTTGATCGCCGCGCCTTCGAAGCCATAGCGTTCCGCGTGCCCGTTCCACGGGGCCCCGCGCCATTGGCCGCCCCATAGTTCTATGATCGCGGGCGACGCGGCCCGCCATGCCTTAATATGGCCTTTTACCTCTTCGTCCGTGAACGTGTCGCTTTCGTCAAAGACGCGCCACGCGTTAATCCAGCCGCCGAACCCTAGCCCCAACTCGGCGGGCTTCCCGACTTTCTGGCGGTCCGGGTGATGCTCCCCATGGTCGCGCTCATAAGCTAGGTAGGTTTCCAGCGTCGTGCCGGTGATCTTGCTGGCGCTGGCCAGATAGATATCCTTCCGGGCACGGAAGGCGTCTATGCGCCATTGCTCCCCGGCCAGCATGGCAATCACGACGGCTTCGATTGCGCTATAGTCGGACGCTATCAGGTCCATGCCCGGCCCGGCGGTAAACAGGCCCCGGATGCAGCCGGAAATCGCCAATAGGGCGTCCCCGAAAAAGAATTCGACCAAGGCCAGCGACCGCGTGGCCATGATTTCCAGCACGTGCGGGACGTATTCAGCCTTCCATCCTTTCTTGAGCCCCGGCACGGCGGCGACACCGCACCACGGGCACGCGTCATGCGTCGGAAGGTACGGGCGCCCGCACGACGGGCAGGCGACCAGCTTAGGGCCCGCCTTGGGCAAATTAAGCGGCTGGGGGCCTTCCCCGGTCGGGCGGCCCGTCCGGGCGCCGTGATGCACTATCAGGTCGCGCAGCCGGTCGTCCCCGCACGCCATATTCTCCATGGCGTAGAGTTTCTTGACGGACGCCGACCCGACCAGCGCCCGGATTTCCAGCACGCGCCGGGCCGTCGGGTCCATATTCTTTCGGGTCAAGGCTTCCGCGACCGCGTCACTATCCAGCGAATGCAGATAGACGCCGTGGGCGGACAGCCAGCCTTGCAGCTTTTGAACTTGAGAGGGCTCTAGGCCGCCGGTCAAGGCCCGGCATTCCGCGCCGTATTGGGCAATCGCTTGGTCAAGCACCGCGATGCAGTCCCGGATTGCCGGGCGGTTGATGGCAATCCCGCGCCAGTTGATTTCCTGATCGACCAGCCAGAATTCGCGCTCCATGGCGGTCATGGGCGCCATGCGTTCGCTGGCGGCCTCTTCCGTCGCTACGTCCTGATCGCAGTAGGCGTAGAGCCCTTCCGCGTCGGCCTCTTCCCCCGGGTCCGTCGGCGCAATCCACGTCCGGGGGTCGCCCTTGGTCGGGTTGCGGGGGATGCTATAGCGGTTAAGCAGGCGGCGCCCGTCGGCGTTCTTGCGGACGGACAGGCGCAACACGTCGCCAAGGTTGCCAAGGGCCCCCGGGAAGCTATTGACCCGGGCCGTCGCCATGCTGCAATCCAGTTGCGCCGGGGGCAGTTCCGGAAAGCCGTAGCGGGGCACGCAAACGAACGTCCAAATCAGGCGCTCAAACATGACGTTGTGCGCTTCCACGTGACCACCGGCCCCTAGCCACGCGAACAAATCACGCGGCGGGGCCATGCCCGGGCGCCAGCGTCGGACCGGCTGGCCGGGCAAACGATAGGACAGGGTCAAGACGTCCGTGGACGGGTGGCGGGCGTAGGCCGGGGCGCCAACTACCCCCAGCCCCTTGCGGCCCGCCGCCGCGCCCTTGGGGCCCCTCCATTTGTTCGTCGCGTTGCACCACCGGAAACCGGCGGCGCTCTTCGTTTCGAAGTCCATGGTGGCCCGGGGTTGCCTCATGATAGGCCCAATGCCGCCTTGTACGTCTCAAGGATCATTTCCGCTTCGCGGCGGTCGTCTTCCTTGATTTTGCGCAGCCGGACAATCTGGCGCATGATTTTTGTATCGTATCCGACCGCCTTGGCCGCGCCATAGACGTCTTTGATATCGTCCGCGATACCCTTCTTTTCTTCCTCTAACCGCTCTACGCGCTCAATAAGCAGGCGCAAGCGGTTGTCCGTGCTGTTGTGCCCGGGTCCGGCCATGGCCGTTTCCTTTCAAAGTTGGAAATGGTGGCATACTTCCGGGACGTTACCCGGGCCGGTATGCCAGCGGCGCGACCCGACGGGCCAACCCTCTGCGAAAGGACGGCCTTATTGCAGGATCATGTAGCCCTGCGCAACCATCATTTCGTCCGTCCAGCCCTGCGCAATGAAGTTTTCATAGGGCGCCCCGTTTGCCGCCGGGGTCATGACCTTAGTAGGGGATATCCTCGCAGGCGGGGCATATGATGCCGCGCCCGACGGGGCCGCCGCAATCGGCGCACCGTTTCCCGCCGGGGCCATGTAACCGGCGTAGGGGGCAGCGGCGGCGACCGGCGGCGCATAGGCCGGGGGCGCACCAGCGGCGACCGGCGGCG